CAGAGCGCATCACGACGAGTTGCACGCTGACATGAAGGCGTTTGAAGAAAAATATGGCACGCAGCCCGAGCTGCTGCTGAAGACATTAGACCGCGCGCTGGCGATCGGCGTACTGGCGTAAGTGGAGTGGAGACCACCATGAATTTAGATAGCATCGTTAAATTTTTCGCGCCGAAAGGCATGCATATTTCTGACAGCGTAAGGGCTACAGCAAGCGAACAGCTGACTGTAACGGATGTAATGGCTGCACTCGGTATGACGCAGGCCGACGCTGGCATTGGGCTGGCAATGTTTTTGGGAAAGGCCGGGGTAAGCGCACAGGATAAAGAGGCGGCGATCCGCTGGCTGTCAGAATATGCGAAAGAACACGTCCCGCTGGCTATTCGTCGTGCCGCCGGGAAGAAATTACCGTTGTGCATGCTGTTGCTGGCGAAGTACGCCTATAACGATTACGCCTCATCAGCGGCTGACACCGTCGACTGCCCTAAGTGCGCCGGAAAGGGCCTGATCAACACCACCTGCAAAATCACTAAAAGCCATTACACAATGAAGCTGCCTGAGTTCGCCAAAAAACTGGGGCAGTCACCATCGGATTTTGAGTCCTTCCGGGAAGTAGAGGAAGCAAAGCAATGCCTGTGCTCTAAATGTAACGGTAAAGGTAAGCTCAGTAAGCGCTGTCAGTGTGGGGGGACAGGGAAAACAATGGATCGGGAGGCCACGGAGTTCCATGGCGTGCCGGTTTATAAAGAATGTAAACGTTGCGAAGGCAGAGGATATAGCAGACCTAAATCTTCAGTGGCGTACCGTGGGATACTCGCCCAGTTACCGGGTCTGCCTGAGAGAACGTGGCGTTACAGCTGGAAGCCTTTCTATGAGAGCCTTGTCACCCGATGCTTTCAGGAGGAAAGCTATTCTGACGTACAACTTCGTCGGGTTACAGGATCGCCAATGTTGAGCGATATCGCATAATTTAACGACACGATGCTTGCAATCTTGCCGTTTTTGTGTAAATTTTACGTTAATGATGGGTGTTCTATGTTCAGAGTCAAATGCCCGGCAGCGGGCGGGTTAATAATATGATGGCCATCATTGCCTTTAACCAAATCAAGAATTTTAGAAACATTCAAAGATCCCTATGCATAATTAAAAACGCTGCCTTGTAGTCATGCGAGTATCAGTTAAAATAGTGAAAAATCCTTTTTAGACAATCGACTATGGCTGATGCATGCAACGAGTTTTTTTGCTTAGTAAACCTTGACCCCGAAGGTGCTAAAATATTCGGTTTTTCGGAGTTTTTAGCAGGATTAGCCCTCATGGTCTTAGCTTGGACCATGGCTGATACAAGGTATCGCTTCAGGATTAGGACGGCACCGATTCCTCTTGAAATAATTACATTCTGGGTTGTCTCTATTATAGGTTGTTTAACGATAATGACTGACCTATGGCGAGCGAACGGCCTTCCTGTCATAAAGGGTAAGCTAATTAGTCCTGCCGGATGGCAGGCATTATTAGCTGGAATTTTTTTCGTAACGTTTCTTAATTGGGTTTGGTTTGCATTCATCAAACCATCCAAATATGGAAAATTAACTAGCAAGAGATATATAGCAGTAGTATATGAATACGTACTTAGAGGATCGAAACATGATCTTGCAGTGGTGGCAGATGAACTTGCAAGATCCTCACAAAATTTAATTTTTTTTGCCACTGACTTTGATAATAAAGCTCCAGATGAGGACGTATTAAGAAAATTGCCTCATGTGGAAGCTATCGCCAATGATATGCTAACCTTGATTTCAGATAAAAGATTTTGCAAAGCGGTAATTGAGTCATCGCAAAATCTTGCGTTGAGATTATTTATTGAGATTGAAAAGTCAAAAAAGTATGGGGTTGTGCTTGGTATATTTTCCAAAAACATATTAACGGAAGCTATAAAATATCAAGATTCATTTTTATATCACGAGTCTGATTTCTTTGAATCTGGATTTTTTGGTTCAAACAGGCCATTGAGCAGAGCACTCTTCGGAAATGCTATAATGGTTGAAAAACTTGAAGTGACATTTGATGTCAGCTTTGAATTTGAAAAAACTTGGACTATTAAAGAGTTACAGGCTTATGTGCGTGCATTTCTGGTTTTTTGCATAGGTTACATTAAGGAGGGCTCACCTCGGCACTCCTTCGTATTAACAAGAACAATTGGAATTATTGTTCAAAAGTCTAGTTCATTACACACGGTTAATGGGGTTGCTAACAGTTGGGATTCCGAGCCGGTTCAGACTCTTGGAGTGATCCTTAGATTTTTGAAAGATGCTGTAAAAATGTTAGATGAAAGGGAAAAGCCTTATAATCATACATTGCGGATTAGAGAGCGCTATGCTTTTCCAAATCATAGTATTTACGATACTTTTTCTAAAGCAATGTATGATGTAATCCATAATGCATCATATATTAATAATCCTTGGTGGGATTGTTGGTCTATTCATCACAATACTATCCTTGAATCCGTGTTTGATTTTTACTCAAAGCCGGGTAGGGCAAGTAGAATAATACAGCATAAATTGCGTCGCCAAATTTACGATGAAATAACTAGAATGGAAGTCTTCCCGAATTTTCAAGGAGCGCGCATCCTTGGTTTTTGTTTGTTTACTATGGGCTTTCAAGTAAGCAAGGAACATTCAGGTGAAAATGTTTATGCATTACACAAGGTTATTATCAAATGGGTGAGGTCGAATTTTAAGACTCTACACCAAAGGAATTCGAAAGTAAGCTCCGCTTGTTTGTTTACATCAATTTCCTACGACGAAGAAAACAATCGGCTGGTTCGTGTTTACGAAGCAAGAGGACTGAGTGAACATGATAAATATGAATACTTTTATTTAGATAACTAATCTTTCAATATTTAGTAAACCGCCATTGGGCGGTTTTTTTATGCCTTTCATTCTCTGCGTCACGCTCGGCGCATTTCAACCACAGAGCCTTTCAGAGGTGAGCCAGAGTGATGGTCGGTGTGACCGTCTCTGTGGGCTGACCATTTCTGAGCGCTGGCTCACCCCCTAAAAGGAAAGTCACCATGTTTGGTATCTTCAAAAAGAAAGCCCGTAAAGCCGTTGTCGAAGTAAAGAAAATGGAAAATCGCGATGCGGTCGAAGCTACTGTGTGGGGCGCTTACTCCATAGCATATGCAGACGGTACCTGTGATGCGAAAGAAATCGCCGTGCTGGAGAAAACCATCTCAGCATTACCAGCATTCGCACCGTTCGCCGGTGAGATCGCGCAGATGAGTAGCAACATTCGCGCACGTTACGAAGCATCGCCGCGTTCTGCTAATGCCCAGGCACTGCGTGAACTGGCGGACGTTGCCGGTACTGACGATGCGGTTAACGTTCTTTGTCTCTGCCTGGATATTGCCGACCACGATGGGATCGGCGAAGAAGAAGAGGCGCAGTTGAAGAAAATTGCGCAGGCGCTTCAGTTGCCGTTGGATCAGTACCTGTGATCGGTAAGCTCCGCTGGGCTGCCGCCGCGGTACTCTTGTTCCTGGTGGTGGCTATCGACTTCACAGGAAAGATGATGTCGATCCTGGCAGACGGCGTGCTGGTGGCCGGAGCTATCGTATTACTCTGGCCGCTTGTAAGAGCCAGCAAATAACACTTTGCAAAAGGCATCTTCAGGTGCCTTTGACAGAGTGTGATTTAAGTCAGATTTTTGGAAAAATTTCATTCGGGTATTTTCGTCAAATTCAGTCGCTGGCTATTATTCAAAACGAATAAAAGAGTACACATGGCAGTACTTTTTATGATGAGATAGTTTGTAACTGTAACGGCCACCCTCTCATCATTGACCAGCGCTACAAGCCGCTGGTCTTTTTTTTCCGCCATTAGCTCAAAGGGAGAGCACGCAGAGATTTGCCTCTGCGGTTCGGGGTTCGATTCCCCGATGGCGGACCATTGACTGAGATGATGAATTCGGCTTAACGTATTGATGTGGTGAATCCCCCTGTGCGGTGGGGCGATCCAGCATCTGCACATATGCATCGCGGGTACTGTGTGCTGGCGCAGGCTCACCGGGAGGCACCCGGCACCACAATCTATATAATAAGGCTTCACCGTCCTGAGGCTGTTAAGCGCTTTTACTCTTTGTCTCAATCAAACGGAACTTCAACTATGAGAGAAGGATTTTACTGGGTACGCCATAACGGTACTGTGCAGGTGGCTTACTACACCGATGACCCGGTTGATGACATCGTGACCGGCACTATAGTTTCAGGCATATGGCACATGACTCGTAGTGACGACTTGTGCAACAACGGCGAAGTCGAGGTCCTACAAGGTCCACTTGAGCCGCCACTCTAAATTCTACGTCTTTTCGAGGCTCCCTTACGGGGGCCTTTTTTATTTCCCCTCATCTGAGAGGATCCACAGCACTGACGAGGGGGCTAAATGTCCGAACCTGTAACCGGGTCTGTTGCAACTGCGAGCGCCTTAACCGGTGCCAGCCTGTATGGACTGCTGACCGGCACTGATTATGGTGTCGTGTTCGGCGCGTTCGCTGGTGCCGTTTTCTACGTGGCCACCGCAGCAGATCTAACGATTATCCGTCGATCTGCTTACTTCATCGTTTCCTATTTCGCCGGGGTATACGGTTCCGGGCTGGTGGGCTCCATGCTCGCCAGTGCCACCCGTTACAACGACAAACCTCTTGATGCCCTGGGTGCGGTTCTTCTTTCCGCGCTGGCTATCAAGACACTCACATTCTTCAGTGAGCAGGATCCGCTGTCGCTCTTGCAGAGGTGGAGAGGAGGAACCAATGGTAATAAGTGATCCTCTGGTGCTGACCAACGTCATGACATGCACCGCGATTGTTCTGCGCCTGATGTTGTTTCGTAAGCCGGGCGGCAAACATAACTGGTGGGCGTCCTGGCTGGCGTACCTGATCATCCTGGCGTATGCCTCGGTGCCGTTCCGCTTCCTGTTCGATTTCTATTTCCAC